GTAAATGAGTTATGTGTTGATTACGATGTGAAGTTTACCAATGAGAAGTTTGATCAGTCTAAATTAAACCGTATGTATAATATGGTTGACTGTACTATAAACATTGCTAACAATGAAGGTTTTGGTTTAACCACCGCTGAAAGTGTGATGTCGGGTACACCAATCATTGTCAACGTAACCGGTGGACTACAAGATCAATGTGGTTTTAAATTCGAAGGAAAATACCTCACCGAAAAAGACTACGTAAAAATAGGTTCTCTACATGACAAAAGAAAGTGGTCTGGAGATTTAGGACTTACTTGGGGTGAGTGGGTTAAACCTGTATGGTCATCATCCACGACTTTAAATGGTTCACCTAATACACCTTACATTTTTGATGATAGGATTAATCACTACGACGTGGTAGATTCAATTAAGGAAGTATATGAATGGGGAAGACCTGAAAGAAAAAGAAGAGGTTTGATTGGACGTGAGTTTATGATCAAACATTTCTCAAATAAAACAATGTGTGATTCTTTAATTAAAGGTATTAACAATACGTTTAAGAATTTTAAGAAGAAACCTAAACATCAATTACATAAGATAACATGAGTAAACCAACATTATTATTTAGAGGACCAGTAAAAACTTTAAGTGGGTATGGTTCACACTCGAGAGATCTACTGAAATCTCTTTTCGATATGGATCTTTTCAACATTTACATCGACAGTTCTAATTGGGGATCAACACCAATGACTGCATTGGAACCTGAGACGAATCTATTTCATTTGTGGATTGAGGAGAATGTCATCTCCCAATCAATATCACAACCCGATATCTATGTTCAGGTTACAGTACCTAATGAGTTTCAAAGGATCGGTAAATATAACATAGGAATAACAGCTGGTATTGAAACAACAGTAGCCGCCAAATCATGGATCGATGGTTGTAATAGAATGGATAAAGTTATAACCACCTCAACGTTTTCTCGGGATGTATTATTACAAACTGTTTATAATGAAAATGATAAAGTAAGTGGTAAGTTATTAAAACAACATAAGATTGAAGTACCTCTTGAAATTCTTCACGAGGGTGTTGACACATCCATCTACAATAATATACCTAACGATTTTAAATTAGATATTGAGGAAGACTTTGCATATCTATTTGTTGGTCATTGGTTGACAGGTAAGATAGGACATGACAGGAAAGATGTTGGGATGTTGATTAAATGTTTCTGTGATTCATTTAATGATGTTGAGGATAAACCAGCATTGATTTTAAAAACATCAAGTGCTACCTTCTCCGTCAAACAAAGAGAACATCTTAGAAGTAAAATCACTGACATTACCAAACACTATAGTAACCCACCATCAATCTACTTGTTGTTTGGTCAACTTACTGATGATGAGATGAATGGGTTATATAACCACCCCAAAGTTAAATCAATGGTTACAATAACTAAAGGTGAGGGTTATGGTAGACCACTTCTTGAATATACAATGACGGGTAAACCTGTAATTGCATCAAATTGGTCAGGACATAAAGACTTTTTACCTATGGATAAAGCAATAATGATTGGTGGGAAGTTAGTTGAAGTTGATGAAAGTGCAACAAATGATTTTATTTTAAAGACATCTAAATGGTTCACAGCAAATTATAGTGAAGTTGTAGAAGTATTTAAAATTGTCCATAGAGATTATGAAACATTCCTTGAAAAATCCGAATCGTTAAGATCGGAAAACTTAGAGAAGTTTTCAATAGAATCAATAACTGAACAGTTTAAAACAATTATGGAACCTCTATTAGTGGAGAAACCTAAACAAGTTAAATTAAACATACCCCAATTAAAAAAAATAGAAAAATAATGAAGATATTAGTGACAGGTGGTGCGGGATTTATAGGGACCAACCTTATTAAAAGATTGTTAAGTGAAGGACATAACGTACACTCAATAGATAATTACGATAGTGGTTTGAAAGAAAACGAAGTTGAGGGGTGTAACTACCATACGGGTGACATACTAATTGTTAGTCTTATGGATAAAGATTTTGATATCATATATCATTTGGCTGCTCTTTCAAGAATACAACCTTCTTTTGATAATCCATTATTAACTTACGACACTAATGTAACCGGTACTCAAATGGTTTGTGAATTTGCAAGAACTATTGGTGCTAAAGTAATTTATGCTGGGTCATCATCAAGATGGCACAATCCATACCAATCACCATACGCATGTTACAAACATCTTGGTGAGGAAATATTAAAAATGTACCGTAAGGTTTATGGTTTAAACTGTGAAATTGCACGTTTCTATAATGTTTACGGACCTAATGAAGTTGTTGATGGAGATTGGGCCGCAGTTATAGGTATTTGGAGAAGACAGGTAAGAGATGGTGAAAAAATAACAATTGTGGGTGACGGTGAACAAAGAAGAGACTTCACACATGTTGTTGATATTGTAGATGGTCTTTATAAGATTGGAATGACTGATAAGTCCCATGATGATGCGTGGGAGTTAGGGACAGGTACAAACTATTCTATTAATGAAATGTGTTCAATGTTTAAAAAGAAGTTTGGGACCGATCATATATCCATACCCGACCAACCTGGCAATTATCGAGTTACACTAAGAGAAAATAACGATACCGTAGAACAATTAAAGTGGGAACCTAAAGATCGTTTACAAACCTACATAGATTCTTTATGAAAATAACATATGCAATTACAGTAAAGGATGAATTCATTGAGATACAAAGACTTATTAGTCATTTACTTAAACTTAAACGGTATAAGGATGAGATTGTAGTATTATACGATCAAAAAAACGGTGATAATGAAATTGCTCTTTATCTCACAAAATTAATGAAATTACCTAATGTCCAATTTTGGAGAGGTTATTTTGATGGTGACTTTAGTGTATGGAAAAATCAACTGAGTGAATATTGTTCAGGTGATTATATTTTCCAAATAGATGCGGATGAGATACCAAACACCAACCTGATTAGTTCATTACCGAGTATAATTGAAATGAATCCCGAAAACGATGTTTTCTTAGTACCTCGTGTTAATACCGTAGATGGTTTAACTGATGAACACATTAAAGAATGGAGATGGAATGTTAATGAAGATGGTTGGGTTAATTGGCCCGATTACCAATGGAGAATATGGAAAAACATCCCAACTATTAAATGGGTCAATAAGGTACACGAAAAGTTAGATGGTTTTAAAACTTTCTCACCTTTACCTAAGGAGGAAGACTTTTCCTTATCCCATCCCAAAGATATTAAACGTCAGGAGAGACAGAATAACTTTTATAATGATTTGATGAATGGACATTAGTTTAGTCTTAGCGGTATATAACAACCTTGACTATACAAAAGATTGTTATGATAGGATAAGAGAAATCTATCCCAACGCACCTATGGTGATTAGTAGTGGTGGATCGACAGATGGTACCCTATCATGGTTAGAGTCGTTGGATGATGATTTTCTATCTTACATGCACGATGATGATAAATTATGTTTCTCCGACAATTATAATTCAGCAATCAAATTAGTTGATACTGAGAAGTTGGTACTCATACATAACGATATGGTTATTGGTGAGAACTTCCTTGAAAATCTTTCAGGTCTTATTGATGAGAAGACCCTCCTTTCGTATACAACAATAGAACCACCAATCTTTAAAGGACATAAAAGAGCGGGTAAGGTAATATTAGATTTAGGTTCTTCATTTCATGACTTTAAATATGATTTGTTTAACCAATACGTTGAAAGAGTTAAACAAAAGAAAACACTTGTAAATGGTGCGTCATTCTTTATGTCAGGTTATAAAAGTATGTTTGAAGATGTGGGATTCTTTGATGGATTCTCGTTTGATCCATTCTTTTGTGAAGACGACGACTTTCTAATACGTGCAAAATTAAAAGGGTATAATTTAAAGACGACTGAATGTGCTGTCACCTATCATTTTGTTTCCAAAACAAGTAGAGTGTTAAGAGCTTCCGAAAGTAAACTTAGTGAGCATAAAAATATAAGAAACTTTATAAGAAAATGGGGTATACCTATTCCAATATTCAATGAGTTGTACTATTGGGAAGATAATATCTTCAACTACAAGACGTTTTCGATGGGTCTAACGACACGCAATAGTAATAGACTATATAATGTGGAACCTTACTTCGATAAGATTGATTTAGGGACAATTCCTGAAGATTATATATCCAATGAACAACCCAATACCAATTACGATCTAAGGTCTAAATTCATACTAACTGACATAGTAGATGTTATGATAACAGAAACAAGTCCATTCACAGATGAAGATCTTTATACTATAAACAAAATCCGATTATCAATTCCTCACTATGAAGTAGGGGAATATCAAATCGGAAATATGTTAGTTGAAATTAAGAGAAGAGTTTAGTCTTTCGAAATTAATTTAAAAAGTATATTGTATTGGTCTTTTGTTTTACCAGCATCTTTTAAATCATCTTTAGTGATGGTAGGATGATCCAATTCGATATCCTTAGCTAAAAGTTTTTGATATTCATTAAGAAACTCAACATACTTAGGGTTCTTAACCTCTTCAGTACCTTTACCTTTTTTCTTTTCAATTGTTGGACTAATTTGAACACCACCTTCTTCGGTTTTTTCACCGTATGTCGTGATTAGTTCATTACGTAATCCATCAACTTTCTCTCTTTCCGCACTAAGTTTTGCTGAAAATTCAGACAACTCATACTTCAAAAGAATCGATAGAGGTTGTTTATTGAAACCTTCATACACAACTTCTTCTGTTTGAGGGTTTTTAAATCCGTTTATTTCAGCGTCTAACTGTAGGATTTGATCAATTGTTAAATTTGTTACTGCCATTTTGTTTTTAATTTTAATATAATATAAGGTTTATTCATTTAAAAATCAAGCCTTCTTTATGAAATAACTTATAATTACAATATAACAAATAAAATGATAATAATCAAGGTTAATATGTGTTTGGGGTGTCTAATCCTCCGAAATCAGACGACTCCTCAGTTGAGGACCCTGAAACGATATTTGATATGTTAGTGGTGGCATTACTTCTATTAATGCCGAGAGTACCATTAAGTTTAATATTTGTGCCTGCGGATGGTGGATATGCCGATGTAGTACCAAGTGCTCTTGATATTCTACCCATACTAATCTCCGTCCCTGTTGCCGGTATTACTCCCATACTTTATAAATAGGTTTTTTTATATTTAATTAGATGTCAAACCTATTTTTATATGAGTTATAAGTTTGGGTTACCTCTTCAGGTGTGAGTTCTCGGTTGTGTACTGTTGCTACATTAATTTTACCTTGAAATAATCTACTTGTCGCATACGCCCAACCAAATCTTACATCACTATTACCACTGATATTAGCTCCATTTCCAGTAACTGTTGTTGGTAACTGTTCTCCATTTACATATACTTTTAAGGTATTATTACCAAAGGTAAATCCAACATTTGTCCAAACATTAGTTCCAATACTTACTCCGTCTATACTTCCGTAAGCTGCGTTAGGTCCGTACAGATATACATTTACCCCTCCATTATATAGTTGAAAGTGTACAAAACCTGATACTGATCCTCCAAAAATTCCATTCCAAGAAGATATATCATCAGGTTTTATCCAAGTAAAAACAGACATAGAATCTGTTATCTTAAACTGACTACTATTTCCTAAAGCAATAGTATCATCCGTACCGTCAAATGTTGGTTGTCCTGTTGAATCAAATGAAACATTAGATACGTCTACGTTTGTTGTTTTGGTTAAATCTAAAATAGAATTTGATGGAGAAATAAATGTGTTTGGTTCTAATAATAAATTGGGTGGTATTATTAAATGCTCACTACCACTATTATTTTTAACTAAAGAGATTGCCGCCACATAATACCTGTTAACTACGGTTCCGTAGTTATATAAGAACGAATAAAATCTACCATAATTAGCCCCTGGGTCAGTTACCCATGAACCCCAAGCGTGATACCAACCATCCCCCAAATGGGTTCTTCTTGCTGTGGAGTGTAAACCACCCTCACCGATGTATGTATTATCCGCTTTGTATCTATACCTATACATAAAATTGGGGTGTGTGTAACCACCCGTATGTTTGTAAACAATAGAATATGTATATGATTGACTCCCCACCAATGGTACTGTACCACCACTATGATAATTAAATAAGTTTGGACAACACCCCATATCATCACCATTGTTGTAGTTGTTATAATACTCTATGTACTTAACATTACGTTTTCCTATTGTTGGTATGTTTACTTCTTCTGTTCCAGCAACTGCCTTTCCATTAGTTCGTATGGTATTTCCAAACGAGTGTGTTAATGATAATAAATGATTTGTAGTTGCAGGTCCGTTGTAGAATCTACTATAATCATGAGTATCATATCCAAATACTAATCCATCTCTTTCTATGTTTGGTCCTGTATACATTATGTGTCAAATCTGTTTTTATATGTATTATAATTTTGTTGTACCTCTTGGATTGAAAGTCCTCTATTGTAAATTTTTACCACTGCAATTTCTCCCGTAAAAGGTTCACTTGAATTGTTTCCATCAATCCCAACATTAACATTTCCTGAGGAAGACCCAAAAATTAATGAATTGGATACTGTATTAATAAGGTTTCCATTTACATACAAACTAATTGTAGGTCCGACTCTTGTTATTGCAACATAGTGCCATTGGTTTGCTCCATAGTTAGCCGTCGAATTAAATATATATCCCGTACCTACTCTATAAAAGAAAAAGGCACCACCATTACTCATTGCTAATTGCCATTCACCATCTATGTTATTTGTGTAATAATCACCAACTAAATTTCCCCATGCACCACCACTGTTCAATCTTTTCGCATATGCGGATATTGTAAAGTCTGTTGTAAATTGACTAAAAACATTAGTATTACCTAAATTTACATAATCATTAGTACCATCAAATGTTGGTTGACCTGTAGAGTTAAATGAAACATTAGATACGTCAATGTCTGTAGTTTTCTTTAGGTCTATAAGGGATTGTGTTGAGGTACGTACATCACTCACAAAAGGTGTACAGTGGACGTTTTGCTCAATTTGAAATTCTTTAACATAAACAAAATCTGTTGATGAGTTAAAAGTCGTACCATTGATTGGATTGGTCCAAAGGTAACCTGTTTGAGAAGTCGTAGAAGTATACGCAAAACCCTGTCTTTGTAAAAGTTTACTACCATCAGGTAAAAGTGTACTACTATTTACCCCACCATTATCCATTGGTTGATTTACGTAACTAACTCCGTTAGATCCAAAGTAATTAAACTTAATTCCAACGTTTGTTTTAATTTTAACCTGAGTAGAAAATCTTGTTCCACCTGTAAAACTTTGACCACGTAGGTACATACAGTAAGGGTATGTACCAGCACTAAAAGTACCACTCATAGAATACTTTGACCAACCATCTTCTTGACCAATATATGTGACCGACACTCCTTGCATACCGTAAAGTATACCGTCAGCTTGACCATCTGATCTTAGATTTGTAGTTGGCTCACCAGGGTAAAACCTTGTAGATGTACTATTATTAGCCACACCATACCCAGTATCCATTCCAAATACCAACCCATCTCTTTCTATATTCGGTCCCCCGTCTGTAGCCATATTATTCTATATTTTTTTTAAGCTGTATAATTTTCTATGTAATCAATACATTCTTGTTTAATATTTGAACCAAACCATCTGTTCGTATTTTCTTCGTCTTGAACCATATATTTAAAAGAGTGCATTAAACAATCTGTACATTTTTCTATTTCACTATCTGGTATTTCTACTATTATAAAAACTGGTATCATGATCCGAATCTATTTTTTTGTGAGTTATAGTTTTGTAAAATTTCACTATCACTTAAACCTCTATTATATATTCTATTAGATGTTATATCAATGTTTGAGTGAGCACCAGAACTCATACTCCAAGTACCATTAACATCATACAGAGGAAGTCCAGTACCAAAACTACTATTATGTTTTTCAACACCATCTATCCATATAATAAACCTATTGTCTCTTCTCATCCCAACTAAGTGATGCCATTCATCATATGATACACTATAAGCAGGATGTTGATAGTATCTACCACCATTATCAAAACTTATCATGGTATATAAACTAACACCTATTTGAAAAAATCTAAAATCATATCTACCAAACACGGTATTACAACAACCTGTATTTATACCTCCACTATTTGGTTTATACCATGTTTCTATAGTTAAGTCTGTGGTACTTTTCCAATCTGTTGGTGGTACAAGTGACGAAGTGTTACTGGTGTAGTTCATAGTACCAGAGTCAAAAACACTTGCTGTGGGAAGTGTCCAATTAGCATTTGTTTTACTTAAATCATACCAAGTTGTCCCTGTACCTGGATAACTTCTTTTACTACCCGCGTCTAAACCCAATACTAATCCGTCCGTTACTATAGTTGGTCCTCTATGAAATCCCATTTATTTATTAAGTTTAGATTTTAATTCGTCAATCTGTATTTGTTGTTCTTTTACCGCTTCGATTAGTAGTGCTGTTAACTTATCGTACTGAACACCTTTGAATCCATCACCTCTTGTTTCCACTAACTCAGGTAGAACTGACTCAATCTCTTGAGCAATTACACCAACATCATGTCCGTTATTTTTAGAAAGACCATTCCAATCAAATTCATAACCACCAATCATTTTAAGTTTGTCAAGTGGGTTACTAATTGGTGTTACATTATCTTTTAATCTACTATCCGATGATGAGTATGCAATTACATCTCCTGTGACACGTAACGTATCATCTATTGTTACAACACCTAATGAATTAACCGATAAAATTGGTATCCCTGATATATCTGACACAGTGAAGAGATCTCCCGTTAAATCGTCTGTAATAGAGAATAACTGACCTTGTGTTCCTTGTACATCAAAAACTGTTGATCCTGCCACCGTACCTTTAACATATAGTGGAGTACTACTTGGATTAACTACCGATTCACCTTCTCCTATAGATACTGATTTCGCTACGTTTAGTCTACCGTCAGCGGTAACTGCCATAGCTCCTTGATTATCTGAGTGTGTGTCTTTACCCCACCAGAATCCTCTTGCATTATTATCGTTCATTAAGAATGATACTGCGTACTCATCACCTGTACCTGATGAGTTACCTATATGTCCGAAGTCATATCCATTCTTGAATCCAATGGCGTAGTTAGTATCGAGATCCCATAGTCTGATTTTAGATCTTGATTGTGACGTGTCTGTTGCAACATATGAAGCAAATCTACCAGTACCAGCTGATCGAACATTACCTTGTACGTATAATCCATTACTATCTACCGCCGTTGCTGCGTAACCAGATCCAATAGTGGCTCCTCCATGTATGTGTAACTTTTTACCTGATATGTTTGAACCACCTCCACCGATAGCGAAGGTTTGATGAGTACCGTTATGCCATATGTAGTCTGTTGCTGCGGATGCAGAATCATTAAATCCAATTCCTGTCCAACTGGATGGTGAAGTTAATAATAGTTGATTATCGTTTGTGTGGTTTATAGTTAATACACCACTCATCGTGTCAGTTGCATCACTTCTTAAGAACTGAGTCGAATCTAAATTATCTAAAAGATTTGAATTCGAAGCGGTAGTGGCTGTAGTTGCGTTTCCTGAAACAGATCCAACAAAAGTTCCATTATTATCAATATATGATTTATCGGACCCATCTCTTCTAAATTGTACAATTCGATTAGAAGATGAATCAGAAACTATATACCATCTGTTTGAGTGGTATTGTATTTTTCCAGCACCACCTGGGTCTCCTGTCCAAGTTGAAGTGGCTGAAGATAAAATCGAAGAGTTAGTTATGTTAATTGCTCCGTGACCACCACTAAAGGTTTTTATTCCAGATATTGTTTGATTAGTGTTTGTGTAAACTCCATTTGTCACTGTACCAGCATTACCCGATACAGATGTTTGATCACCGGTGTTTGTTCCTGACGATGTACCACTAAAGTTTGATGCTGATATTGTTCCTGTAGCTGTCAGAGTTCCATTATCAATAGTGATTTTATTTGATTCACTACCCTTTTCCCTAATGTATATTACTGGTGAGTCTAAGTATATTCCACCAGTTGTGGTACTTAGATGCATATTACCTGAAGTGTCTCTCGGAGTAATCCAGTGGGTGGAAGAATATTCTAATCTAATACCATTACCAAAAATAATGTCCCCACTCATCGTTCCACCAGCTAACGGTAACATATTTGTTGCGTTTGATACAGTCTGAGTACCCATATCTGTTATCCCATAACCAGATACCGTTGTTGGTTTACTTGTTAATGATGCAAATGTATGTGTGTGTGATGGTAAACTCGATAAGTACGTTGTCGAATCTACACTACCATCCGCTTTTAAGAATTGTGATGATGTTCCACCACTCTTAATAAATGACGTTCCTGTTATAGAACCTCCAACTGTTAATAACCCTAAGGTATCAATGGATACCGTTCCGTTAGCATTTACATTAAAGATTGGTACTCCCGAAGAATCCGATACAGAGAATAAATCACCTGTAAGATCATCTGTTATTGAGAATAACTGCCCTTGTGTTCCTTGTATGTCTAAGACTGTCGACCCTGAAACTGTACTCGTAGCGACTAAAGAAGTTGCATTAAGTGTTGAAAAGGTTGGTGAGTCATTTGTACGAACATTTTGATTCATTAAATGAACCTCTGTTGCTCCTTGACCTGTGTTTACTGTTGTTGAGGTTAACCCACCTATAAGTGTAAACCCACCACCACTATCTAAAGTTGCCTTATCATTACCATTAACCATTAATTTCAATGGGTGATTGGACATAGTACCCATTTTACCTGCTCCATTCCCAATATGAGAATAGATTGAGGTAATGATACCGTCACTTACTGATTTCACATCAAGTCTTGCGTGTGATGTACCGGCAATATTAACTCTCGCGTTCCAACTACCATCGTTACTTACACTACCCGTTCCATTACCAAATTCATTATATGAATTAGTGAAACTGTTAGACCCCGATAGAGTTGCGTAACCACCACTTGTGTGGTTACCCCATCCGTAAGCAGTATTCCAATTACCCGAATTGTTAGCAAAATCACTTTCGTTCCATATTCTATTATTTTTGTATTCTAATGCCGAACTGTTGTGAGGTAAGTATAAACCACCTGAGTTAGCACTGGTTCCATAAGATATAACAAAATCCTTTGATGGGTTTCTTGCTACCCACCACGCATCTGTTATACCACTAATTGAGTCTCTAACTCCACCAAAGACTCCACCACCCCATCCTGATGTGGATACGTTTAATCTAATTCCCTCACGATATGAACTATTAGTTGATGAGTTAAATATAAACTGACCATTAACCGTTAATGTTGCTGTATGTGTATCTGACGTATCGCTCCTTAAGAACTGAGTTGAGTCTAAACCATCAAGTTTTTCAGAATCTGCCGCTTTACCACCAATTGGTAGGTACCCACTTAGATCTTGATCACCTGTATATCCTTGAGTTGAATGATCTCCCCATCCATATGCTGTATTCCAATTACTTGAATTACCCCCCGATGCCGATATAACACCTACAAAAGTTGCTGATAATTGTCCATTTCCTGAAGAACTATTAGCCCCATTTAATTGGAGGATCATATTTCCTGTACTATCCGCAAACTTAAACCCTTCGTTTTGGTTACAACCAAACTTCATCCAATAAGACTCAAGTCCTATGTTATTATTCCAACTTGTATTAGTACCAAATTGAACTTTACTACTTGTACCTGCCGCACTTGGGTCAGTTAAGTGTAAATTACCTGTTAAAGTTCCACCTGAAAGTGGAAGTTTAGTAGCAATGGAAGTTGTAATGGTTGTTGCAAAACTTGGATCATCTCCAAGTGCTGCGGCCAATTCATCAAGTGTGTTTAAAAGACCTGGTGCAGAATTAATGAGGTTATCTATTTGTGTTCCAACATACGTTTCAGTT